ATCCATTTGGTTAGACTGATATTGGTGTCCAACACCTCTACTGAGCGTATCAATTTTAGCTGTGTAATATGCTTTTGGGTCTACCTCTTTAAGACTTTCAATTAAATTTTGGTATTGAGAAGCATCACCATTTATTGACCATTGCCCATAACTAGCTTCAGATAAATCTTTTGCTAATTGATTGTAGTAAGCACTTGGGTCTAATGATTCATCTCTAAAATCTGTAACAAGTTTGTCTTGGTTTGGGTCAAAAGCATAGCCAGACCTGTTTTTAATGTCTTCTAAAGAAAATTGAGATGGAGCTTGAAAATTAGGGTCAATTTTAGTGGTTTTGCCTGTATTTTCATCATAGTTCCACCCTGTATCATCAATGCCTACATTCTCATATCGACCTGTGCGCTCATCATACTCACCAGGAGTGATTGTAGAGTAAGGATTTATTTGTTTAATAGCCATGATTAAGGCTCTTTAAAATATTTACTAATTTCGTCATAAAGACCTGCAATATCAGTAATACCAGGCAATTTACCGCCACCAGCAAAGTAGCTAGAGCCTATATTAAAAAGACCTGACTTTGTAGCAGCAGCAGCAGCATTTTTAGCATTTTGCTCTGCAATAGCGTTTGCTTGCTCAGTAGCATTTGCACCAGCGTAGTCTGTACCAGCTACAGTAGCTTCTGTATATGGGTTTACATAGCCAGGGTCAGTAGCTTTTCTAAAAGCATTTAATTGTTCTAAAGGGTTGTTATAAGCTGTTAAATCTTGTTTAAAGTTTTGACCAGCAGCAAGGTTATTGAATTCAGTATTACCTAAATTCATGGTATTTTGACCAGTTAAAGCAGCATTTCTAAACACACCGCTATCTAATGCTTGCTTAAACAAATTTTGTTGCACATTTTGACCTGCTATTTGTGCGCCTGTGCGTAAATCATTTTGCTGTTGAGCTAACTGCATTTGTGCTCTGTTGTAGGCTTCTGTGCCTGGCACAACGCCTTGAGCAGCTAACTTTGCATCCATAGCCTTAGATTGCTGACTAATCTGTGGGTTTAATCTTTCCATTAAAAGATTAGTAGCTTTGTCCCAACCTGCCATACCACCATAATCTAAATCAGTTTGTAATGTTGGTGCATTTCCTACCGTTGTTGCTCTATATTGACTAGCATCAAAAGGGTTTGCAGAAGTAGCATTTACATTCCCTGCAATGTTATTCAAAGTATTAGTAAACGCAGGATTTAGGCTTTGATTAGCAGTCCATGTAGGGTTTCCACTAGCATCAACACCTTGAGTGTAATTAAGGCTACCGTAAGCAGTATTTTGATTTACACGATTAGCAGCAGTAGCCGTTCTAGCATTTTCAATATTACTTGCTGTTGTTTGTTCTGCTGCTGCTGTATACGGATTAGTGGGCATTCTTTACTCCAAAGTTCTTTAAAAAGTTGTTTTTAAGACCAAGGAGTTGGCTTGTGCCAATTATACCTTGATTATTCTTAAATAAAATCAAATTACACCGCCTCGTTCCATTATATAGTCGGTACTTGCCCAATGTAATTCAATGTTTCTAGCTGCCACATTAAGATTAATAGAGCCTGTAAAACCAATACCTGTCACACCTTGCCAAATTTTAGTCGTTGTAAGACCACCTGACCAAATAGCGTTGTCCCATTTGGATGTATCCCAAATACCATCATTTTGTGCGCTAGGATTAAAGGTTACTTGTCCAAGGTTAATTTCAGTATCAAAATCGGTACTTAAACCGCAAAAAACATTAGGAATACCACCTGAAGACTGAAGTGTAGGGCGAACCATTGTGAAGCGTTTTAACTGGCCTGGGGCATCAAAATAGCTATATGCTTGTTGTGCAGCAGCATTAATGTTTGCTCCATCATCAGAGTTTGCATTATAAAAAATGCCTACAAACCCATTGCTACCAAAGTGCATATCGGCATCGCCTGAAACTTCCCAGCAATGACCTTCAATCCCTGTAAATCTGCCCCATGATTTAGTAATAGTGTGCATTACATACTGTTCTGTGCCATTCGTAATAGGAATGTTCAAAATCAGCATATTTTCACTAGCGTAGTAATTAATCTGCCATCCAAAATTAGCATAATAAGTAGTTGCAGCTTGGCTTACAGCAAAGTAAATCTTGTCTGTGAGGTTAATTCTAGGGTCTAAACGACTAGATTGGAGTGCTGAAGCTAATGGTACTAAGCCATCTTGAGTAAGTAAAAGAAGGTCTCCACCCCACTTAAAAAAGCATCTACGGTTAAAAGTTTGACCTAGTTGCCATACCCCTTTTAATGCCCATGTATCCACATTATCAGGGTCAGTACCGTTAAAAACGATAATTTCACCCATAGAAGTGACAAATACTGCGTAGTCATCAGCACCTTGACCAGCATCTATAGTCCAAGTACCCATTGCTTGCAAATAACCGCTATTACGAGCAATTCCACCAAACTCTAGCTTTGTAGCTGTTCCACCAATGGAATCAGGGTCTAAATACCAGCAATTTAAACTGTTTTTCTCGGTAAAATACAGCCTATTTTTAAACAAATTGACATTAACAAATTGGTTACTATTTATGCCATCTATGCCAATAGTAGTGTAAATAGGAGTTCCTGCTGAGCTTGTGCCTGGATTACCTGTCATTGTGTAACTAAAGCTAGTTGCACTTACATAAGTAATGACAAAAGTACCGTTATATAAGCCGACTGAAGAGCCTGAAATAGTAACTCTGTTACCAGTTATTAATTGGTGACCTAAAGCGGTTGTTACTGTGGCTACATTACCTACATTGGTAATATTTCCTGAAATAGCTTGTGCGGTAGAGGTTGCTGCAATGTAAAACCATCGAGTGCCATCGTAAACTGTTGTAGGGTCTTCACCATTACAAGCAATTAAAAAGTGACCTGCTTGGTTTGTAAGGTTAACTGACTGAAATTTGTCATCAGAAAGACCTGAAAACACCTTTACAGCAGGGTTAGGCTGTGTATCCCAAATATCCCCACCAGCAACACCAAAAAGACTATATCCACCAATTCTTGTGTAATTCATTAAAGAATTAACAGGGGTTGTAGCTTGATTTAAGTATGTGCCTACTACTGTTGCATTGCCAGCAACTGCTGTAGTCAATACATAAGTAAAGGTTGTAGCACTCATTACGGTAATCTTATAGACACCGCTATATGCAGCAGGTGTTGTGCCTGTAATAGACACATAACGACCTGTAGTCAAGCCATGAGCAGAAGCAGTAGTTAATGTAGCAACATTGCCTACATAAGTAATGCTTGAAATAGTCTGCACACCTGTGCTAGTAGTCAGAATAGAGCTTACGGTATAACCCTTACGCATAGTTACATCAGTAGGTGTTGGATACCAGTTAACTAGCTGTACTGCATCCACAGGGTTCATATTAGCTAATGAATCCCTAGCGTTCCAACCCCCAATAGGAGCAGGAACAGAAGCAGTCATAGCTGTATTTTGTTTAGCTTTGCCGAAAATCATGAGCCATAGCCTGTGTCAGGTATGTTAGCGTAACCAATAAGCACTTTAGATGGGTAAGGAGCAAATGACAGGTTAGGAGAGCCTTTATCATCAGCCTTAGCAACCGATAAATAACGCTGATATTCTTGGACTAAAGTGGTTGTATCAAAACCTTTAATTGCCCAATACTTGAGTTTTGTACCTAAAACAAAGATACGGTCATCAAGAACGGTTGTGTCTGAATCGGCAGTAAAACTGTTCTTAACTGCACCATCAGCACCTCTAGCAAATCCCCTAGAACGGTACTCCCAACCAATATATTCATTGGTGTTCATTGGAGGCCATACTTGGAACTGATTATCAAGAATACGCCAACGAATACGAGGGCCTGTAGAGATATAACCAGACTTTAGCCATTGCCATTGCTGTGCATCTTCAGGGCCTAGAGCTTCCCAATGTTTAGTTTTATCCCATTGAGTACGGTCTGTAATGCTTAAAAAGTCAGCAGGTAAATCATAGGCAGTTTGAGCTAAAACAACAGCTCCGTTGCCTGTCCCTGAAGCCATTTGGCTCATAGTAATGTTTTGCCCTGATACGGACACTACATTGGTATCTTGGTTAATGTTGTTGCCAGTAATTTGCCATTGGCTATCAACAGCAGTAATGTCTACGCCTGAATCTACAGCTAAAAGAGTAGAACCATCGACTGAGGTAGCGTTACAGTTGATTGCTTGCGTATAAAATCGGTATTGGACTTGTAATGCTTGCCAATCGTATTCTTTAATAAGGTCGTAACCTTGACCATTCATTAATGCCAGCACTTGCTGTACATCCTGAGAAGGGTTACCAGCTACATAGGTAGGAACTGCAAGGTTAAGCTCGGCAGTTACTTGCTGAACCATTTGTAACATCGTAGATGACATATATATCCTTTTACTTGGTTATCCCAAGTAGTTGGGCATTTGTGCTTATTATAAACAAAAAAGAGGCATTTCTGCCCCTTTTATTTACTCTACTTCTGATTCTTTTACAACTTCTTTTTTTGGTCTACCTTTAGGTTTTGCTACCATTGCCATCAAAGCATCAATTTGCTCTTGTTGTTTGGCTAGTTTGGCATCAGATTCCATCTTTAAAGCAGCGTTTTCTTGACGGAGTTTAGATAGCTCTTCTTCACGCTGATTAGTCTCGCCAACTTGGTCAGCAAGGCTTAAAAATGCCTTAGCTTTATCTCTAAAATTGTATGGATTCATGCCAGCAATCATGCCAATACGCTGTAATTGAAGGTCAGAAGCGTTAGCAACAGATTCTACAGTATGGAATTTAATTCCTTTTAATTCATCAGCTTGTGAACGGCTAATAATTGTCCATTCTTCAATAGGAGTACCAATAATGGCTTCATGATTGCCTACTTGGTTCTGATAATGTGCCCATTGACGAGGGAAACGCTGTTTATGTCCTTCATTTGCATAAGTGTCAATTTCTGTTAAAGAATCGCCAGGTACGCAAATACGGATAAAGTCAAACTCTTTGAATATTGGTCTGCCAGCTTCCATTGAAGCATCGTCTTGTTTCATAGACCGTTTGTAGAAGGTTACTGCTAATCGGCTATCTGCGCCAATATCATCGGATGGTAATGCCATAATTTAATTCTCCCAAGTGGTTGGAATTGTTAAAAGAAAAAGGACTGCCCCTTTTGAGGACAGCCCCTATGGTACTACAAGTTACTGATTAAACAGATGCTTTTCCGAACCAACCATAATCACCAGAAACCATTGAAACTGCTGGGGAGATATAAGCTCCACCAGTAGCAGCAACAGTAAATGCTGTTGTGTTGATGTTGCAAACAGTAGTGCTTGGAGCAATAGTAGCTGCTGCTACTGCCCAAACATAACGCTTACCATCAGAAGCAAAAGTTTGTGCTCCAAGTGGGCCAAAGTTAGCTGGTTGACCATTAATTGCAATTTCTGCTGCAGTTTGAGTTACATCCAAGTCAATACCAGCGATGGGTAAAGTTGTATATGCCATGATTATTTCCTTAAATTAATTGAGTAGACAAGATTAAATAGGGGTTTCCCCCTATCTATTAGGTTGTCAACAAGCCTTGCAAGAAGCGGTTAGAAGTAGTCAAGTTACCAGCCCAGCCATACAGCTTGACGATAGCATCTTGGTTAATCGCTTGGCGTTCACCACCGATAGGTACAAAGTTACGCTCTTTGTGTGGGCGTAGGAAAATGTAGTTAGTGTTGAGCATATACATATATGTAGCTGTCTCTTGTGAACCATAACCACCACCTAATACCACATCAGCAGAAGTACCACCACCGTAGAACTTCAATGAAGCAAAGCCTGAAGCACCTGATTCCTCAGAGGCGATACGCTGAATAGCTTGCAAAGAGTTTACATAAAGTTGATACATAGTGTTACCAGCAACAATCAAGTCAGCCTTGTCAGTACCACGAATCTGCTTGATAGCAGCTTCAGTCATTTTGGCAAGAATGTTTGTTGTAGCAGGAGTTGTAGTTACACCAGTAGTGATTTGGTTACGCCAAAAATCCCAGTTAGCTGCATTGATACCACCGTATGTGCCAGTTGTAGGAGTTGCAGAAACCGCAGCACCTAGACCGTCAAGGTTCTTACCGCCATTACCTGTACCGTCACCATAAAGGTCACCAGAAATACGGTTTAGCAAGCGAGCTTCGGAAACTTGCATACGACCATCTAAAAGGTCAATGATTGCTTCTTTAGAGCTGTTTTGCAACATTTCCAAACCACTCATTGTTACGCTGTCTGCGTACTGAGCAATCTTGAACTGAGCAGCAGAAATTGGGCTGTCAGGAGAAATGTTCAATACTTCGTAACCGCTATAAGAATTAGCGTTGTTAGTATTTGGGTCGTTGTACATGATTTCTTCAAGAATCACATTACCGCCTGAGAAAGGACGAACATTGCCCTTTTGGTTCAAGCGTTGAAGAATTGCGTTGTTTTCTGTTAAGTTGTCTGCCAATTCACCGCTACGGCTTTGAATAGTCGTTGCGATAATATCGGTAATAGCTGAGTTAGCGAATGCCATGATATATCCTTAGTTAAAAAATGCGCCAAAATTGGCTAGTTAAACCCTACG